AGGTTAAATCTGCAGTAACAAGTTCAACTTCACCATTTTCATCTGTTTGTAATGTAAAGAAGTGCCTGGTTTCGTAACCACTTAATTTCGCATCTGATTCGGCTTGCGCTACAACTGCTTGGTTAATTTCTAATTCTTTCGTGTAGGAACTCATTAAATCTCGTAACGTTCCGTCGCCTGGATTTTCTTCATCAATTGGTAAATCTAAGATATCTTTGTATTCTTGACCATCTACGATCTGTTTTAATTTTAACCTATAAAGATGCGGGTACCATGTTGGACTATAACCTTCACTTGCTCTACTTACATCTTCTACAACATAAAACTTTTTTAATGCATAAGACAGATCATTTAGTGCATACTGATCTTTTAAGTGTGGTAATTCTATTACGTCTCCGGCAATGATTTTACGTCCTATAGTTTTTACTGTGCTGCTAATATGCACAGTCATGAAAATAGTATCGTTGTTTAAGAACAAACCAAATTGACTTAGATTAAAATCAATGTCTTGGACGTTGTATATGCCTCTAATCCGGTAGATATCCTCATCATACTTCCTATCTCTATTTTCTAAAAACAACAAATCTTGGATATTTGTTTCAGCAATCACGTCATAATTTGGTTGTTCATTTGTAGATGCCTCTGTAGGCGTATTTTTTGGCCCAATATATTTGTGTATGTTTACATCAGTACCACCAATTGTAAACATTTCAAATATTCGTGCATCAATATATTCAAAGTCTTTGCCCTTTTCGGGTTTATAAAGTGATAATCTAGGCATGTATATATTTAGCTGACGATAAATATAATAGGAGAATACTATTATGGATCAAACAAACACCAAACAAGAAATTTTTGATTATGTACACGCAATGTTAGGCGGAGGAATGGTTGACGTAGAACTTGATCCTATACATTATGAAACTGCATTAACTAAAGCTTTAACAAGATTTAGGCAGAGATCCGATAACAGTATAGAAGAAAGTTATTTCTTTATGCCGACAATAATTGATCAAAATGATTATATATTGCCTAAAGAAATTGTAGAAGTTAGGCGTATATTCCGTAGGAGCATCGGTTCCAGGACAGGCGGCGGTGACGGCGGAACATTGTTTGAACCATTTAACTTAGCCTATACAAATACTTACTTACTAGCAAGCAGTAATATGGGCGGATTAGCAACTTATGATCTATTCAGCCAATACCAAGAACTTGTAGGAAGGATGTTTGGAAGTTTTATAGAATTTAATTGGAATAGGACTACTCATCGCTTAACAATTTTACAACGACCGAGAACTGAAGAAACACTTTTATTAGAATGCTATAACCATAGACCAGATGAACAGTTATTTGCAGATTACCTTGCAATCCAATGGATTAAGGATTATACCGTAGCTACTTGTAAGTATATGTTAGGCGAAGCAAGGAGTAAATTTTCTACTATAGCAGGCCCACAAGGAGGTGGTCAGTTAAACGGCGATGCACTAAAAAGTGAAGCACAACAGGAAATGGAAAAGTTAGAACAAGAAGTAGCAACTGGTGTTCCTGGTGGAACAGGTTATGCATTTATAATAGGCTAGAAATCTGGTAACAAATCTCCTTGCTTCCATTTAACTCCTTCTTTGTGCAGTATCCTTTGACAGTTGGCACAAACTGTTTTTAGATTATTATGTTTGTAATTGTCCATGTTTCCGTCCATATAATAAACATTAAATTGTTCTTCGTGCGGACTACAAAAACCGCATTTTTCACACTTATTTTTTTTAACGTACCCGCCTAAACGCCATTTTGGTATTCCAATGCCAGTGCCTGAATGGTTTAGACAAATTTCGCACTTCTTTCTGTAGTAAGTTTGATTATTTTTTTTGTAATTTATTGCTGCTGGACGTAACCCACAAATACATAATGGTCTCATACGTTATTTATACCCCTTTATCGCCCCTTTAGATAGCAAGTGTCAAGGGTAGTTTTTACCATTTTTACATAAATATATTAAGAAAGATTATTTTATAGGAGAGTTAAAAATGGCTTTAGTATCACCAGGAGTACAAGTTTCAGTTGTAGACGAGAGTTTCTATACCCCTTCGGGTGCTGGTACTGTACCAATGTTATTCGTAGTCAGTGCCGCTAATAAATTAAATGGTTCTGGTACTGGAACCGCCCCAGGAACACTTGCAAGTAATGCAGGCGTACCGTATCTAATTACATCACAGCGGGATCTAGTTGACACATTTGGTGATCCTATTTTCCAAGTTGATAACAGTAATAACCCAATACACGGTAGTGAATTAAACGAATATGGCTTACAAGCAGCTTATTCGTATTTGGGTATTGCTAATGCAGCATTTGTAGTTCGTGCAGATATTGATACAAATTCATTGGTTCCGTCAAGTGATGCACCTACTGATACACCAGTTGATGGTAGTTACTGGTTAGATACTGCTAACACACTCTGGGGTGTACAAGAATGGAATGGAGATAGTGTATTAGCACAAGGACAATCATTTACCAATCGTGCTCCAATTGTAATAACAGACGAAACTGAAATAGAAAATACCGGAAGCTTACAAACAAATGGTTACAGTGGTTTTATTCCTAAATCAAGTGTAGGCCAAGTAGGCGGGTATGCAATTATAGCAACCACAACTTTAAACAGATTATATTATCGTAATTCCCAAGGTACATGGGTGCTAGTAGGAAGCAATGCTTGGAAAAAGAGTTGGCCCACAATCAAAGGCGGTAAAGCAAATCCAACATTTGCACAATCTGGATCAATTACCATTAATGGTACTACTGTCTCTATTAGTAACACCGATACAGTATCTGATGTATCTAACACAATAAATTCATTATTGATGGATGGAATTACTTCAGCAGTAGTCAACAGTAGATTAGAAATTTACAGCGACGGAACATCTAGTGGTGCAGGAGACAGTACGCTAAGTGGCGAAATTGTAATTTCAGGCGATAGTGCTAGATTAACAGAATTAGAAATAACAGCAGGAACTTACTACCCACCTGCAGTACAAATTTCAAAGCACACAAATATTCCAGAATGGAAAATTAAAGATGTTTATACTAGACCAAGCGGTTCAATTTGGATTAAAACTACAACTCCTAATTTAGGCGCAAAATATTCCATTAAAAAATGGAATGATGCTACTAAATTGTGGGAAACTGTAATAGCTGATATGTATACATCAGCTAACCAAGCTTTATTTGAAATGGATAGGACAGGCGGTGGTGCTAATTTAATAATAAATGATATTTTTATTCTAGCAAATGTAGCAGGAGATGAAAATCCTTTGGCTACTTTTAAAATCTTTAAAAGGAATGGAATTGCTCCTACCTCAATAAGTAGTGCGCCTATTACTGGTTTAGGATCAGGATCAAAAAGCTTTAGCATCCAAGCAACAGACAATAATCAGTTAGATTTTGGCACTGTTAGCGTAATAACAGCATCTTATGATAATGCAGTAAGCGATAGTTCAGTATTGGCTGGCGCAATAAATGATGCTGGAATAGAAAATGTCACAGCAAAAGTTACAAGTCAAAATCGTGTTACTATAGAGCATAGTTTAGGTGGTGAAATTAGATTTGTAGATACAGATGCAGTTTTAACTGATGCTGGATTTACACCATATGTAAGTGCAAGTTCAGGTACAGTCAATCTATATTACGCACCAGGAACCACCGCAGCAACAGATCCTTTACAATTACAAGCGAGTTTATGGCAAGTCCTCAGTTATACTGCTAGCGATAATGAAATTTCACAAGGCACAGCAGATGGCACTTTATGGTATAACAGCGTAGTTGATGAAGTAGATATGTTAGTTCACAATGGTAGTGCATTTGTTGGATTCCAATATAATGGAGTATCTGGAGAAAGCACTACAGCAAGTCCATTTTATGATCCTGATGTAGCTCTTCAAACAGATCCTAATGGACCTATTGTAAGTGCATCGCGACCATTATTGCAAAGCGACGGCACAAGTTTGCAAACTGGAGATATTTGGATTGACACAAGCGATATTGAAAATTATCCTATTATTTACAAATACGATAATGAAAGAACTGATTTAACTGCTGCTAATAGATGGTTTATTGTTGATACAACAGATCAAACCACTGAAAATGGTATAATTTTTGCAGATGTTAGATACAATACACAAGGTGGAAATTCAGATGAAGCAGGAGCAATTTCAGATTTAATTTTTACAGATTATGTTGATCCTGATAGTCCAGATCCAGCATTATATCCAAAAGGTATGCTCTGCTGGAACTTACGCAGGAGTGGATTTAACGTTAAGAAATTTGTAAAAAATTATTTTAATACAGCAGATAGGAATGATAGATACAATGATCAATCTATGGATACTTATGCTGTTGATAGATGGGTTACAGAGTCAGGTAATCAGGAAAATGGTGCTGGTACATTTGGTAGAAAAGCACAAAGGAAGGTAATTGTTCAAGCATTACAGGCTTTATTAAACAGCAATCAAGAAATCAGAGATGATCAAACAAGATTGTTTAATTTAATGGCATGTCCTGGATACAGCGAACTCATAGGTGAAATGGTTACACTTAACTATGACCGTGGGTTAACTGCATTTGTGTTAGGAGATACTCCATTTAGACTAGCTCCAAATGGCACTGATTTAAACAACTGGGCAAGCAACGTTAGAAATGCCGTAGAAGACAACGACGATGGTTTAGTTGTAACAGATCCATATGTTGGAGTATTTTATCCGCAAGGATTTACAAGTGATAACTTTGGGAATAATGTAGTAGTCCCAGCTAGCCATATGATGTTGCGAACAATTGCATTAAATGATCAAGTTGCATATCCATGGTTTGCACCTGCAGGTACAAGAAGAGGTGGTATTACCAATGCAAGTTCAACTGGTTATATTACATCGGAAGGTGAATTCACAGCAGTAAGTTTAAATGAAGGATTGCGGGATGTACTTTACAGTAACCATGTAAATCCTATAACATTTATTACTGGTGTAGGCTTAGTCAATTATGGACAAAAAACTAGACAATTAGTTGCTAGCAGTTTAGACAGGATTAACGTTGCTCGACTTGTAATTTATTTAAGACAACAATTAAATATCTTAGCCAAGCCATATTTATTTGAGCAAAATGATAAATTAACAAGAGATCAAATAAAAGGAGCTGTTGATTCTTTACTTCTTGAATTAGTATCATTACGTGGAATTTATGATTTCTTAGTAGTTTGTGACGAATCTAATAATACTCCTTCAAGAATAGATCGAAATGAATTGTATGTAGATGTGGCAGTTGAGCCAGTTAAGGCAGTTGAATTTATATACATTCCGTTAAGATTGAAAAATACTGGAGAAATTTCAGGTTTATAAAAATGAATAAATATAATAAATTAGGAGAATTATATGCCGATAACTAGTTTAGGAAATATGTCTGTAGACGCACAAAACGAAAATAGTAGCCTTTTGATGCCAAAACTCCAGTATAGATTCCGTGTAAGATTTCCATCTGGTTTTGGAGGAGGAGATGGAACCGCTTCTCTAACAAAGCAGGTTATTGATGTTACAAGACCTACTGTAAGTTTTACAGATATTCCAATTGATGTTTACAATTCAACTGTTCACGTTGCCGGGAAGCATGCATGGGAACCAGTAACACTTAACCTAAGAGATGACATTAATCATAATGTCAGTAAACTTGTAGGAAAACAGTTGCAAAGCCAATTTGACTTCTATGAGCAGTCAAGTCCAACATCAGGACAGGATTATAAATTCCGCATGGATATAGATGTATGAGATGGTGGTAATGGAAATACTGC